CTCTACATTCACCCAGAGCAGATTGAAAATCGTGGGATGCTTCCGTTACTGGGTCAAGGAAAGTTTCCGTTATTGCTTCTTTAGATTCATCGATCATATCCTGGATTAATTGTTTTAAGTTTTCTGGTATATCTTCCAAAACATCTAATAGATCCGCCATCATTTTTAGGGAGTCTGTCGTTTTGTCATACATCGCAGCTAAAACTATTCCCCTGGGTAAATTCAGATCTACAGCAGGGACCACTTCAGCAATAGCGATCAGATTATTCATGGCATTAACTTTAGGATCTATCTTAGATAATCCTAACCAGGTAAAAGCCTGGATAAATGGAGTGAATACTTTTATTAATTCAGGGGTGATAAGTTCCCAATTAATCTCAGGAACCTTTATTTTCTTAACCATATTAGACGCGATACCCCGTTAATATGCACGAAATAGCCCCATTATTGGCGCTCTCAGTCGCTTGGATCTTAACCGTGCTGTTTGGTGGTATGATAAACTCAAACATCTTGGGTTGAATCCCAATATTATTAATCAGGACAACCAACTTTTCAACAAATAAAGCCTGGTCATCTACATTGATCGTATATGATAAAATTTCTCCCGCAGATATAGAACTCCAGTCGATCCCTAAAGTTACCCTGGTTAAGTAAAATGCTGACGGGTTTGTATAATCCAGTAGGGTGACAGCAGAAGAAGTAAGGGCATAACTTCCACTCCACCCATAGATCTTACCGTCCTTTGCCCTGGAGACTGATTTAGAAGGTCCGAGGGTCATACATATTGGCGTCCAGTAAATACAACACTCAACCATCTGTCAGTTTCTGTACCGTTACTATCTACAACAACTGAAACGGCGGTTAATGGTGGAATTACCAACCTTTGCCGCTCACTGGTGGGGGTTGTATCATCACCAGCCACACCAGCCCTGATCAGAGCAACCGAGGTTCCATTGAATGAGATATTAGCTGAATTGATATTCACACTGGTTGGGCCGTCATCATCAACGGCCGCGTTTAGTTGCATTTCCCCTACAATATAGCCTTTACCAGTGGAAAAGGATAAGACTTCGAAAGCTGTTGTATTAGCGGCATATAATCCACTGTAAGCATAGACGTGATCACCTGTGACGTTAAGGTGTTTCCCTGGTCCGACGAACTGGGCGTTACTGCCTATCCTGGTCTTAGCCATTCAAAATCTCTGCAGCTGCAGAGATTTACGCTGCAGCGTAAATTTTACTATCATTCGAAATACAAAGTAATGCTGAGACTGGATGCCGTTGGTGTTCCTGAGCTAAATTGAAACGCTACCTGGAGATCTATATTGTTAACACCTACAACACTAAAGTTGGTAGGGATCATATTGAACTGAGTCGTAGCGCCTGCATCTGCACTATCACCGCAGGATCCAGCTAAGGTCAGGTTTTGTTCTGACATATTAGATCCCAATAGCCTTCCGGCCAAAACGAAGCCTTTGGTATCTGCCGCATCGACACTGACGTCGATTCGAGATATGCGCTGCGAATTTTGCGGCGTTTGGATATTGCCGAGCGAAGTGGATGACATATTTGACGTGAGCGAAAAATAGGTTTTATCCGTGGGCGTGCTGTCGTAGGTCCTGGTTATTGTTGTTACTGACATCTTATATTCTGAAGTATAGTTTACTTCCTCCGAGTTTTAGTTGTGGAAACTGCTTTCGTGCCATTGCGCCAAGTAGAGCAATACCTCCAGCAGTTACTAATGTCTTACGTCCGCCCTCACTTCCGATCATATTGATCGCATTGTTTGAGAGGGTATTGAATGCTAAACCTAATTCACCATCTGTAATATCTTTAATCACACCTTCACCGACTGTCTTGACTCTAGTGCCAAAACTTCCGGCTGTAGTAGTTGTTTGACCTGCGTTGAGGTATGCGGCTATGGCAAGGCCTGAAGCCATGCCCGTCACACTTGGGTGTGGAATTGATTTTCTCATTGATGATCTCCTTTTTGGGTTATTTTTGCGAACGTATGCCCTGCGGGCAGTCTTACGGACGCCGCCTTTCCTGGTAGAGGTGCGCCGTGTACGTTTGCTTGCTTTAAAGGCGCGCCATCCCTTCTTAAAACCCATTCGAGCATATTTCTTAGGAAGACCAGGCTTGGGCACATTCTCAATTAGGAGAATTGCCTATTTAACCTATTTGGGTTATAGGGTTTACCTGGTAGACTTAAACCCTTCACATTCAGGACAGGGATATTGTTGTCCTGGATTTATATGTACTTTCCACTCCAATTTACACCTGGTGCACCTTAGGATCGCTTCCCGTTGATAATTATTCATCCATGCACTCCTTTCGATAACAGCCAACTTTTCCGTAATGCTCTTCATTTGAATGAGGTTGAAGATAAAACAAATTGCCACAACTGGGGCAGTTCTTGAAACTTAACCAGGCGTGTCGATATGGAGGGTCTGAACAGTGAACGCAATATACTCCGTGGATTGTGTCCTCTCTGCCTTTCTTGAAGCAACAAGGGTTGATATCATCATACTTATACATTAAAGCTAATTCTACGAACAATTTAGATCGCGATACTCCACGCTCAACCAAAAAGTCGTACAAGTCCTGAGGAATAGTCATATTACATACAACTTTCCTGATTCGTTTTCCTCCAGGGGTTTTGAGTGGTTTTCTCCCCCTGGTTTCGTCTTTGTCACCTGCGCCCATACAATCAAACAATAGCGAATGCTACTTAATACGATGTATGTATAATAAATAGTTCAAAGGGTGTCCCTGTCCCCCTTTCCGAATTGTCGTTTTTACTTTCGATAATAAGAATTATAAAAAGTAGTATAAGAACAACACGGTTTTTAGGGCCAAAAAAGGACTTGTAATAAGGGGGTATACCTTATATTATTTAATATACATATATAATATATATAATATATACTACTCTTTTTCTTTTTTGGAGCTGTTCTTAGGGGTGTTTTGTGTTTCTGGGAGCTTTAGATCTGCTTATTTCTGCAATCCCATGTTTAAATCCTGCTTATTGCTGCTTCCTGGTTGCTTTTTACCTGCTTCGGCTATCATTGGCAAAACTTTCGAAGCCAAGGCCTGCACGTACCATGGAGAACCAGAAAGTTCAGAAGTAATCCCATGCATAATAGAAAGTTGCGTACCCTCCTCCGAACCTTTCATTTCTTTCGCGGCAGCACCCATGGAACCAGCCCAGAATTTTTTAAGGCTCTCACGCGCTTGTGGAAGCATAAATTCCTCAAAATCAATTAACATCTGTTCTCTGATTTTTTTAGTGATCACATCTAACGACATTAGGAGGGTTTCGTCTGATTCATCACTCTTTAACCAGGATTCTATTTTTTTCTGGGTTCTCAAAGGTATATGCCAAGTGTAGATCCCCAGGTAAAGAAAAAATGACAGAATCCAGATCAGAGCAAAAGTTAGATCTGTCATTATAATTTGTCCTTGACATAATTCAGACTGATTGAATATCCTTTCTGGGCCATACATGATATAATCCAGAACGCACCACCTAATCTATACCCGACACCTAAATTCTTTTTGGCATTGGCTCTACATTCACCCAGAGCAGATTGAAAATCGTGGGATGCTTCCGTTACTGGGTCAAGGAAAGTTTCCGTTATTGCTTCTTTAGATTCATCGATCATATCCTGGATTAATTGTTTTAAGTTTTCTGGTATATCTTCCAAAACAT